TTCCGCGCCTCTCGCCCAACCGTAAAAACTATGTGCTGCCTTGTCCGCTGGAAACACCTCAAATGTTCCAAAGTCTAATATGTCGCTGCTCATTACATCGATTGCAAAACCCGAGTAGAAAACTGCTGGAGTTAAAATATTACCATCTGCATCGTATGTAGCTGGTATCTTTACCACCTTACCGATATATACAACCGCAGCGGTATTTTTAGCAAAGACTATTTCGTTTTCTACTTCTATAATTACCCCTAAATTTAATAGGTAGTCTTTCCCTTGTTGTTCTGTTGGAAAATTCGTTTTATATATTTGCATCATATCGTTGTAAGTAAAGTTAATTCCTCGTCTGTTAAGACTTCTGAAAACACAGCTATTGTTTTTGTCCTTCCGTAGAAAGGAAGTATACCAACACCGAGCCTGAAGTCTAGCCTATCCAAACCTATCGGAGGATTACCACTTATATCAACTGCAACTTCTACTCCATTAACCCATAGTGCAAAATCATTTAATCTGTATTTCACAGCTACCTTTGTTATATCTGTAGTATTTGACAGAGTCGTGTTTAGGGAAGCCACTGTTGACCCTCCTGAAGCCACTAAGCCTATAAGCGAATTAGTAGTCGTTGAGTAGTATATTTGCACTCTATTACCATTAGTTCCGTCTGATATACATATAATTCTATTAGTTCCATCATCTGCCAAAGCTGCTATTTCTGCATATAAAACACCCGATGTACTATTTATTGTTGAAACACTCCCTCCATTGGTACATACGTCTTGGTTTCTTGTTTTTTGGGTTCCATCTGTGGGAATGTAAGATGTTGCGTAGGATTGTTGTTCTACTTGTGCGCCGAATATGTAAACACCACTTGTGCCGTCTCCTGTATAGGATAGCGTATTGTTTGCAGGAGCTAAATACACTCTAAATATTACTGACGTAGATGTAGCTACTGACGAAAACCCAATCCTTAGCCAACCATCTGACAACTCTACTATGGAATAGTCTAATACACCTGCAGATTTAGTACCTATAACTTTGTTTTGTAAATCAAAATAAATGCCCTCATTTTTTGCACCATCGTAAAGTTTTACCCAATTTACCCCGTTAGGTTTTACATATATAGAATTGTAGTTAGTACTTCCGTTTAATACACTTGCTGAGTCAAATAGAAAATGAACACCCGTATTAGTGCCCTCAACCAACTTAAAAGCATTTGCACCACCATCAGGAGAGTCAAACCCACCTACAACACTAGCGCCAATTTTAGACCAAGCTGAATTACTAAAATCCTCGCTATAAGGTATTAGGTTTGTACTCTGCGGTTCAAACAACCAACTTCCGCATCCACTATCTGGAATTATATTACCGCTACCATCATAACTGAAACCCTCGTAGTTTATTCTCGGTAGGTTATCTGCAACTACTTCAACTAAACCTAGTGAGTTTACTCTTGTTGCTTCAGTAGCACGTGAAAATTGAAAATCTCCGCTCCCGTCCTCTGGTTTAACGCAAAGCGCCTCTCCGTTATTGTAGGCGGTTGGTGTTAACACGATACTCGCACGCTCTAGTAAATTTGCCATATTATTGTATTTTTTCTATTTTATCTAAAATTGCGGTAGTACAAGTTTCATTTTCGTAATATGTTGCACGCGCTTGTAAGCTCGTGAGCAAAGTCGGGATACCACTCCCGAATAACATCATTATTACTCTGCGCCTACTCATTAAAGCGTAGAATCAAAGTAAGAATCTAAAGCCGTTTTTAAAGCTGCAAAACTTGCGTAAGCTGTGCCTGCCTCGTCTTGTAAATCCGAGAAGATAGTTTTATCTAAAACAGCCACGTTATTGGTTGTTTTAATAATAATAAAATCCCCTTGCTTTTGTCTTTGTATTTCGCAATATGCTGGGTATCTGTATTCGATGCCGTTTAATATTACTAGCTCCTTTGTTACTGAATCGACGTAAATTTTCATTTTTTATATATTTATTAAGTTGTTACTGTTATACTCCACCCTTTAGCCTCTAGGCTTGCTTTTGCTGCTAGACCTACAGAGCTAGGCGCTTGCCCTCCCGTTTGTGTAAACGTTCCGTTTATCTGCCCTGCGAAATCTATACTCTCAAGTATGCCGTCTATTGATTGCGTATTTAAAGCCGTATCTCTAAACGCCTCTGTGAAATTTGTTGCTGTGCAATTATCAAAAGCATGAGCAGGAAATGACTTTAATAATACGCAGCTTTGCCAAGCGCTATCCAACTCCGTACCGCTACTAAAATCTAATAAAGGAAACTCTGTTAATACGGAGCAATCTCGCCAAGTATTAATAAACTCCTCGCCTTTGCCTGTATTTATAAAAGGGAAACTTGTTAAAGCTTCGCAGCCGTCAAAGGCTTGCTCGAAATTTGTTACATTTCCAAAGTTACCCTCGTCTGTAGCGCTAATAGTTAAATTTGTGCAACCCCTAAAAGCAAGCTCTTGAACTGTAGAGCCTTGTCCGTATATCCCGAAATTAGATAACTCTATTATTTTAACGCTATCCGCCTCTGCCTCGTAATCAAACGCAGGAAATACTCCCGAAATACTTACTTTATGTATACCAGAGCCGCTTGGAAACGTGATTGTATGGTTTCCTGTTAACCCCGTAGCGTTATATCCCTCGTCTGTTGTTACATCATATAAAAAAGTACCTGCTCCCGTTACAATATTAAAGGTATTTGACGTTGCTATGATGTCGGTATTCACATTAAACTCTAAAAAGTTAACGCTTTCGCTGTTAAATATTGTAAAATCTGTATTAAAATTACTTAAAAAATACGCTTGGTTATCCTCTCTCGCTTTTAACGATATTGTCGAGCCATTCATTGCGTTTTTTTCTCCTCCAGTACCTGCGTTTATTGTAACCTCTCCGCCATTCCAAAGACCTATGAGCCTATAGTTACCGTTTCGGTCTAATATGATAGCGCAATAGTCTTGATACATCAATTTAAAAGCGTTCAAAGTCTCAAAGCTACGAGGCAATGTAAAAGATAAGTCTTGAGACCATTCAATACCGCCGTTTGTAATTGTAGCGTTTTCGGTAAAGCTAATATTTACAGCCTCATACTCGTAAATCGTAGTACTTGGGAAACTCGTAATATTTTGCGCGTCGGGATTGTTCACTATAGAGCCACCTCCGAAAGTAATATCCGAAACCCCATATTTTACGTATGGAAATAGATACACCTTATCGATGCCGCCTTGAAAATCCTTACAAGACTCTGTATAACCTCTTTGTATAGTACAATTCGCCATATATTAAAACTTAATTATGTCCTCTGGACTCTGTGGGTATGGGTTTTGCATTCTATTTGACGGATTACCAAAAAACCAACCGCTGCGATTTGATACGTGCGTCGATGCGTCTACGCCGTCCTGCGTTGTTTTATACTCTGTAATATGGTTTAATACTATCCAGTCGTTAAACCTATCTATAAACGTATCTGCCATGCCTGCATAAGTATTCGATAACCTAGTCAACTCCTCCGCGCTCATTAATTGAGCATTGTCTGCGGTATGCGAAACGCTGCCTCCGTTAGCTACCATATAGTTACTAATTAGCACAAAGTTTGCAACTGTTTGAAATTTGGTTATCGGTTGCACATATTTAGTGTATAATTCAAGGTATAATCCTGTTAAATTATTAGCCGTTGCGCCTGCTAGTATTACGTCGTAAAGTTGCTGCCCTAATAACGGGAGTATTGTTGTATTCATTACGTCGGAAATCACAAACACAAAGCGGTCATTGTCAACTCCTCCGCCTACAATCGTAGTTTGTTTAATTTCTGTCGGTGATATAAAGAGAAAATCTGCCATATTATTTGTATCTGCCGTTATCTGGTTTGTCTATTTCTGCGATTGCAACGTCTTTTGCATTTTTTACAGGCTTATATCCTTGTCTTTTTGCCTCGTTTACGTTTACAGAGGTTGTCTGTTGCATCGCTCCGCCTCCTTTAGGCTTTCCGTCCTCGTTTAATTTCTTTTTAAATACTCTACGTTCCCAACGATGGTAACAATTAACTCCGCCACCATAAAGAAAGATGTCGTATTTGCCTCCACTATGCGCAAACTTGCCATTTACACCCTGTTGGCTCATAAGCTCGATATCCTCTTTGCGGTAAACTTTGCCTGCGTCCGATAGTGAAACCATTTTATTACAGAAAGACCTAGATTGCCCTTTTGGGGTTTTGCTAGTTCCTTTAGTAAAGGCGTAGCGAGTTTTCCATAGCTTTGTATCCTGCTCGCTTGTTTGATTTGCAGACATTTTAACGTCGTACTCTTTGCCGTCTGTTAATTCGTATCCCTCTGGAGCGTCAAGAGCGTATTTTTCTAGTATCGCAAACAGCTCGATGTCCTCACTCATACAAACGTGAGAGCTTAACTCTGCGGTTTCCTCTTTTACCTCTACAACTTCCTCAGTCAATGGAGCAAAGTATAAATCTAGGTTAATCCCGTAGTTTATTAAAACCTCCTCTATTGCATCAAGGATAAAATCCTGCTTTGGCTTTATAACTCTCTTTATAGTTTGGCGCTCGCTCATATCCATCTCGTCGGCTACTGAGCTAAATCCACTTGCAGACGATAAACCTACTAACGACGGCGATATTACTTTGTGCGCTGTCATTATTTGATTTTTTGCCTCAGTTGTTAGCGTTTCCCATTGCTTATGCACGTTTGCATTAACAGGAAACGGCGTTACCTCTATAGCGACCTCTTGGTCGTTAAAGCTGATAATAAAATTCGACGCGTTAGAGCTAGACGTTAGTTTACGTTTAACTTGTCTCTCGAATTCCTCTTTCTCCTCTGGAGTGTAATTAGTTCCGTTTGGTATCTGTATTATATACCCTGCGCTTAATCCGTTTTTAATAGACGATATTTGTACGTTGGCGATTTCCTCTTCCATCTCAGCATAAACTAAAGCCGCCGTATAACTTGGAGCGCCAAAATATTCAGCGCCTACAACGTAAGGCTTTGCTACATAAACAGAGTTGCCTTTAGCAGCGCCGTAAGCGTTAAAAAGTACGGGAGTATTTTCTGCGTCCGTATATTTACGCCAATTTCTAGAAAACCAATAGTGTTCTATTTCGTTTTTTTCGTTTGCAATAGACGGGATTATCATTTGCTTTGGTATGTGCGTCAGAGAATGCAACTCTCCGCCTTTGGTTTCTATAACCTCAAAGCTAAACTCTCCAAAAACTTGAAAATCTGCGACCATTTTACGCAGTTCTTTAGGTCTTAATATCGTTTGTAATCTTCCCCAATGCTCTGCGCCTAAACTTCCGCTAGATGTGCGCAATCCTTTACCATAAATAAGCGTACTATATGACTGGTTAATACTTGAGTTTGTAGGACTTCCGTTATTTCGGTCTATAATGTAATTGTAATGCTCATTATTACGCCCATTCATTACCCAATCCCTAGACTTATCCTCCATAAGAGGCGGTCTTGTATAGCTCGTTAATGTTATTAGTTTAATATCACTCATATTTTTACCAATTATATCGGTTTGCTGTTTGCTTGTATTTCTGTGCTACCTGCGTTGTAGCTATTACTAGACCTCTGTAAACTATCTCTTGAGCTACGTCGTCCGTTAGTCTTAGCTGGTAACTGCTCTCGTCTAAAAATGTATAATCAAATACAAGAGAGAGCTTGTAATCTCCGCCTATTGAATAGGCAGGCGTTACCTTCGTAGTCGTTCCTAGAGTACTATCCGTAATGGTTAAAGTTAACACGTTAGACGGAATATATCTAGGTATTATCTTTATTGTATGTGTACTTAAATTAGGGTTAACTATCATAAAACAACCTTGTATATAATTAAAACAAAATATTGCTTGTATTGTTATTATTTAAACAAAAAAAAACCTTACAAATTAATGCAAGGCTTTTTTTATAGTATAAAACTAGATTAAGATACTACCGCTAAAAAAGAGGTTTGAGTAGCTGAGTCTAAAAATGGAGCTAAGTCCTTGCAAGTAGATACACCCGTTAAAGTATACATATTACCGTCCGTTTTTGCTCCCCCAGTCGATGCCACGACTGTAAAGTCGATTCCATCGTCAAGACCGATAGCTATATAGTTTCCGTTTCTGTCGACTACTACCGCGCTAGGATATCCTGCTGCTAATAGATTAAACTCTGCATTTGTTGCAGCGTCCATTGATTTTAAGACAGTCGTAAGCGTTTGAGTATTTACTCTGCTGCTCGTATTTCTGTCTCCCACCATTGACTGCTCAAGTGTATTGCCGTCTCCCTCTAAAGGATAAGCAAACGCTGCCGTCAATGCTGCATTCATTGCCGTAGCCTCTCCGTTTGAAACGGTAAAAGCATCGGGTAAGCTGTCAAAGAGATAAAGGGTAGACTGACCTCCGAGTCCGTCTTTGCACACTTTAGCTCTTCCGCTTGTAAGTAAACACGCCATAAGTTATAGATTTTTTTTAGTTGCTTTACGCAACCGATTATTAATGTTTTAAAAAAGGGAGGCGGTTAAACCTCCCCTAGTATTTAGGCTGTTGTAGTAAGTAACCAAACAATCTCTGCTCCGTAAGAATATCCTACAGCGCCACCGAATACAGACTTGTATAAAACATTTCCGCTCAAATCTACTTCGTCAAGGTCTTTAACTCTAATAGAGGTCGCATCTGAAGCAAGTCCAGTACCCATAGTGATATTTGCCTTTTCAAATAAAACGATAGTAGAATCTGGTAATCCGTTTACAACTTGCACAGTATAACGTCCGTATACTAATCCTGTGTTAGCGTCGCCACCTAATCCGTTAGCTGCTCCGTTTTGGATAAGTAACTTAGTGTATGCGTCTGCAACGTCTGGAGATACGATAAAGTTTACTGACTTACGTCTTAAAGCGTAAGGTAAAGCTCCTGTCGCTGCGTCGAATGCTGCTAGTACGTTAGACGTAGAGATAGCCGCTCCGATTGCTGTAATCCCGTTGTTTGCTTTTATAACGTCTCCGTCTGCTGCAAACTGCGTAATTAATCCGCTCATTTGTCCTGCTGCTCCCGAGCCGTTCCAAATTTGGTTCTCGAACCATTCGGCTAATTTACCTGCAGTATCTGCAACGATAGCGTCTGCAATTTCTTGAGGTGTTTGGTCGTTAAAAGCAGATGCTCCCATAGACTCGCCGCTCCACGTTGGACGGAAATCTTCTTTACAGATTGTAAACTCGTTTTTAAACTTTGAAAGTGTTAGTACTTTCTCAGAGTAAGCTACTGCGTCTGTTGCTGCTGTAGTTCCACAAGCGTAATCTACAACCCCAAGAGTAACGTCTAAGTTTCTCAAGTTTAATTTGTACCCTACGTCTGGTACTACGTTGATTAATCCAAGTCTAAGAGTATCCTCTTCCTTGATAGCCTGTAGCATAATGTCTACGGCTGCACTTCCTGCATAATTTGATGTAATTGCCATTTTTTACCTATTTTAAATTAATTAATTTACTTGTTTGCGTTTTTGATTATTTCAAGGATACGCCCTTGCTTTGTTAATTTTACTTGTTTCGGTTGTGAGCTAATAGGCTCAACAGACGGCTGCGCCGAAAGTGTAACTACCTGCTCTTTTAACTCTACATTTTCAGATGTTAAAGTTTCTAGTTTAGACTCTAAGCCGCTCATTTTAATGTCCATACTCTCGGCGTAAGCCTTAAACATATCGTCTAAAATTTCTTTGATTACTTTCATAGACTCCTCGTCTGCGTTAACCTCTTCGATTACCTCGTCCTCTTCGGCAAGCTCTGCCTCTGGCTCTACCTCCTCGACTACTTCCTCGTCTACTACTTCCTCGCCCTCAGACATAGACTCTACAAGTCCGTCTTTAACTACAATCTCTCCGCCTTCGTCTAGTTTATAGCTTCCGTCGGCTAGTTGCACTTTCTCCTCGTCTGCCATTAAAAAGACAGCCGCTCCAACCTCAAGAGTTTCGCCCTCGAATTGAATATCTAGCTCTCCAGATTTTACGCTCCCTAGAGTTACCTCTATTTGTTTCTCGTTTTTGCTTACTATATCTTTAAGCAATGCAAGAATACTTTTGTTTTCTTTACTCATTTGTATATCGGTTTTTAAATTTACTTCCTCTAGTTCGACCATGCCGTCGATTGAAAATCCTCGCAGCTCGCCCGTCTTAATATAGTTGTTCCAAATATCGTCGTTATCTACTTTCATAGAAACAAGCCAAGAGCCAACAGGATAACTAAGTCCATAGGCTGCGGATTTATCTTTTTTAGGGTCGGCTACTAGCCAAGACTCGGTAAAAGTTACGCCCTCTATTGGTGTATCGTGTTCTAGCTTTGAGTTTAATTGGAATCCGCTTTGAAAAAAGTTTTGAGAAAAATCTCGTATTGTTTCCTCAGAGAAAAACATCTCAAATTCGTTGCCGTTTTCGTCTACTCTATAAATTAGCTGTTCTGGTTGTAATACCAAACCCATTAAAATACGTTTCTCCTCGTCTACTTTTGCAAGCGTTACAATCTTGTCTTGTTTTGCCATTGCAATGAAATGTTCAGCGGTGGCAGGGTCGTGTACCAATGAGATAGCAAAGACTCCTTTGCTCTTTTTATTGTATTTTCCCTCGTATCTTTTCATAGGCTATATTATACTAACAATAAATTGTTGTTTTTGTTATTTTTTTAATTAAAATCCGCTTGAGTCGATTACGTTTCTGTCTGCGCTTTGAGCTGTGGTAACGTCGCCGCTAACAACTATAGCTTTGACGGCGTTGTCTTGCCCTGTTATGCTGTCTTGTATTGCGTTGCTTTCCGTTCCCTCTACTAGATTAAACGCTGGAGCGGTTGCTCCTGCGTCTGCGCCTCCTCCTGCGCCTCCTGCGTCTCCTCCTCCTTTACCTAAAGCTGAGAGTCCTTTAGCGGTTGCTGCAACAGACGAGGCAATACCGATACCCATACGGATAAAGTTTGCGGTAATCAAAGCAGGCGCAGCTACTCCGCCCTCAAGTGTTAGCTTTGCATTTGCTGCGTTTGTATCTATTATGTTTTTTGCAATACCTACGGCGTTCGATGCTATTATAGACGCAGCTTGTAGCTCCTTATTTTCCTCTGCAAATCCTGCTAATATATTAAAGCCAGTCGCTACAGCGTCAAGGCTTGCGTCTTGTATTGCTTTTTTTGCGTCTGCTGTTGCTTGGTCGTTAGCTTTTATTTGCTTGTTTGTTGCTGTATTATTAGCTACAAGTTGGTTGTCAATACCTTGCTTTTTATTTAGGTAATCCTGTTCGGCGTCTACTCTCTGCTGCGTACCCTCTGCGTAGAGTAACCTCTTAGCCTCTAAGTCCTCAAGAATCGCCGTATTTTCTAGCTCAAGCGCAGACTTTTGTTTTTGTAATTTTACTAAAGGGTCAATCTCTTGCTCTGCGTCAAACTCTCTTTGCTGCTTTTGCCTTTCTCCCTCTGCGTTTGTAACAGATGTTATTAAACCTTTCTCCTCTAGTAGTAAAGTATTTGTATTAGATTTCTGCTCTGAGCGTTTACCCTCTATATCTGCCAACACTTGAGCGCTTGCAGCCTCCGCAGCAATTAAAGCCGCGCGGTTATCGATACTATCATTTTTAGCAACCTCTGCTCTAGCTCCTGCCTCTACCGCTGCCGCCTGTTTTAAAAGAGCTTTCTCTTGTTTCTCTAGTATCTCGCCTAGTTTTACGTTTGCCTCTTGTCGTTCTTTTATGCTTTTATTTGCATCGTCTCGGATTTGTCTTTGTTGCTCTGCTTGTCTGTCATATTCGGCAATCAATTTACCTGCTTGAGCTTGCGCAATTATAGCCGCATCTTTTGCAGCCTTGTAAGCCTTTGCGGATTCGTTAGCAGCTTTTACATTTACTTTAGACAGATTCTTTGTTGCTATCTCTGTAATATTTACAACCTCATCAATAGCCTCACTTATATTGTCTCCGACAGAGATAGCTGCTTTCATAGACTCGTCGGCTATTTCTGTAATGTCGGCAGAGGTCTCTTGTATTTCCTTTCTTAGTTCTGCCATTTTAGCCTCGTCTCCGCCGCCAAAAAATGAATCCTCCCAAGCTAACTGCGCGGCTAATAATGCTTTTTTAATTCCGAAAAAAGCTAACTGAAAGGGAGATATTGCTACAGTTAATATACCGCTCATTACTTTACCCAGAGCGTCAAAGTTGTCGCTTGACTGAGCTACTGCGTCATAGGTAGCTATTAAGGCGTCTGCAACCTGCGTAAATACTTCCTGTATTGTACCTAAAACAATACTAACGCCGTCCATTATTCTTTTATTCCTAGAAAATGCCTCTGTTAATCCTGCAATCAATGCTGTAATTAAGCCAATACCTGCGGCTTTTAAAGCCGTACCTACCGCCTTAATTCCTTTACCCATTGTAGCAAAACCTTTCTTTGACTTGGACGCAGATTTACCAACCTCTTCGACTTTTTTATCTGTTTTTTCTGCCTCGTCTCCGACGTCTTTAATCCCTTGCTTTACTTCCTCTATAGACTTAACCGCTCCGTTGTCGTCTATTGTGAATTTAATCTTTACCTCTTTCATTTTTTTGCTTTTATAGTACGTTTAACTTTCCTTTTTAATCCACTCCAAGAGGCAACAATTTCTCTTTTGCCCTTTGCTACCTCTACGCAGTCGCCTGCGCCGTAAAAATCTCCACGCCTTAAAATGTCGATTACCTCTGTTATATCATTACTCATTTTGTACTATTGTTATATCTGTTGTTACTCCGTTCCCTGTGTATCTTATTATCATAGTCCGCGTAATTGTGCCGCTGCCCATAGTTGCAATATTAATACCTGCCAAATTGTTATCCGCTCCTACCACAGATGTAGTCGCCCAAGTTGTGCCGTCGCCTGTGTCTACTTTTGTAACAACGTAATCCGTAGAAATACCCTCTACGTTAAAAACTAAATTTTCAAATAACTGACCTATTGTTATAGTAGACGGAATATATACTTTATTTTTTAGAGTAGTATCAAACCCGTTTATTAGCTCTAATTTTGTCAATCCGTTTAAGAGGTTGTAAGAGTATTTATTTATCCTGTAGTCTATTTCATTGATTGCGATTACATCGTTTAAATCTAGCCTTGTAACTATCTGTATAGGCAAGTTTGCAACGTACTTAAAAGTCCGTCTCTTTAGCTCAAAAATTGCGGTTACATAATCTTTGTAATGTATACTATATAAATTATTAACTAAAGACTCGCCTGTAAAATTACTAAACTCTGCCTCAAATACATTTGAGTACATTGGATTGTTAACTCCAAAATGATGTATTGGAGAGTTTAGCTCCGTATTTAAAACAACGTCCGCCGCTAGGTCATTAACAAAACGAATCGGAGTGCTAGATATATCCTGTCTAGTTACATAATGCAAAACCGCCTTAGGTACAACTTGGTTTAAATTGTCGTCTAGTATTACGCCCGTTTGTATATTTGTATTTGCGTCTGTAACCGCTGTATTTTGGTCTGTTAATTTCTCAAAGTATATTTGCTCAAACGGCAGTTTTACCTCTAGCGTATCGCCGTCAATTAGTTTCTTTGGCGTTAGGCTTTCGTATACATTTACAAGCGATGCTCCGTAACCTTGCCCGTCCGCCGCTCTCTTTTTAAACTCCATATTCATTATAGTGCTAGGCTCTTCAAACTCAAACGATATGCGCTTTAAAAGCTCGCCTCTGTCAACGTCAAACTTTGCAAAATCTATGTACTTAGTTGCGTCGTATCTTTTACCTTGAGAGTAGTAAGAATCTAGAGAGTTTATGTATATACTGCCGTCGGTTTTTGGAATCGCTACAAGTTTATACATATTAAAAATGCCCTTGAGAAAATCAACTATTTTTAACTCTGGCATCTCGTCTCCTATTATTACCCTATTAACTAAAGTCTGCGAGCCAGAGCTTGAGTTAAATGGAGTTTGCGGAACGTCGGCTATATATTTAAGAACGCTAACGTTTGCGTTAAACTCGATTTTTGCGTTACTCTTTACGTACCATTCAAAGTTGAAAGTGGTTGTGCCGCTTGGAGAGAATAAGCTAGTACCTATCGAGATAACGCCGTCGCCGTTAGCCCATTGCTCACTATCCCAAGCGTAAACGTCCTCTTCCGTATCTGCGTTTCTAACTATAAAAGTATAGGGTACATTTTCGTAACCAGACGCAGGGGTTATAATGTTAGATATTAAAAATCTTTGCCTAGTTGCTCCCGTTCTTATAGTCACAAAAGTACCGATGTCGTTTGATAAATTTATATAAGTTCCGTCTCCGCTTGTAAAGTCTACAATCGCCTCGCCGCCTCCTATCGCTTGCCTATCGCTTGCCTTGAGCCAGAGATATTGTTTTTCGAATTCGGTTGTACTAAAAAAATCTCGTGAGAATATAATCGGGTTATCATATAAAAAAGGATTATATTTTGCCTCGATTGCCTCGATTATTTTTAGCAGTTTTACGCTAGGACGCAGGTCGCTCCATACGACGCCTGTTGCGTGTGAGCTACTCGCATCGCTAGAAATATTTATAGTAGTCTCGTCTACGTCGTGCGCTCCCGAATGTGAGTTATAAAAATAGCGCTTGTTTGCCATTAAGGTATAAACGACGTCGCCGTTTAACAAGCTGCCCTCTAGTCCGCTTTTTACGTTGTCGCTACTCCAATCATGGTCTAGGGTAGGAAAGTTTAAATCGCTGAGTAAATCCTCGCCTATTGTATCCGTAATATTTGGCAGGTTTCCAAAGAAATTAATCGTATAACTCTCAAGCCTACCCTTTACAATATTACACTTGTTTAACCTAAACGTCCCTAGCTTAAAAGGTACGCCGTCAATATCTATACTGCCGTCTACCTTACTCCTAGCATCAAAGCCGTTATCTATAGACGCATTATACCAATGTTTGAATATTTTATTGTTATTCTTACTAGCAGGTACTGTGAAACTCTTAGAGTAATCGCCTGTATTTTTAGTAATATCGCTCACGTCTAAGACAGAGCTAACAATATCCACGCTCTCGTCCTTGTATTGGTCTAGTAGTTCGCCGTTAATAAATAGGTTAACCATATTTATATGTTGTTTATTTCGTTGTAACTCTTCTCGAACGTCATTGTATAGTTAATTAGCCTATCGTTTTGTCTAGTCTTAAACTTTTGAGACGTCATTTTTAAGTTTAAAGGCGTGTATACCCCACTCGCAAAGCTCCATATACGCTCCGTTAGTAGTATCTGTTTAACAATCTCATTCATATCCTCGTCAAGCCAACCCGTCTCCGCCGTTAAAGTAGTTCTAGCTTGCACGCCGTACCTTACAAACTGATGGAATCCGTCCGATGCCTGCCCTCTGTTGGTCTCGAAACTGCTATCCGTTACGTTTATGCTTTCCTCTTGCTTTTTAAATAGTGTAAAGCTCTGCAAAGCGCCGTCTTTGTTTTGGAAAAATGTATCTAAGGGAGTATACCTACACTCGTTTGTAATGTCTAGCGTTGTCGTTTTGCCGTTCCAGATTATCTCTATATAAGATTCATTTGTCGCTACGGATATATCAATCCAAAGATACTTCACAACCTCATCGCTGAGGTCTGACTGCGCAGGTGTAGCGCTATAATTTATATTTAACGCAGGATAAGACTTTACGGTTATAGACTCCGCAGTCGTTATCGTTATAGGTACGTAGATAGGAAATACAAAACTCCCTTGTATGTTAACTTTATATTGCTGTGGTATTAATAAAGTGTTATCGGTTACAGCCGTAACATTTCTGCCCTCGTTTCCGTACGCATATCCTAGCGTCATTATATCCGTAGCCTCATGCTCTACAGTAGCGACAGCGTCATAGGTTACAAAGGTGTAAACCCATTGTTGGTTATCTCCGTCTATAACTTGCACCCCTGCAACTAGCGACGGACTAGGCTCTTTAAATTCGATATAGTCTTGTATAATAGCGTTTATATTTATGCTATGCGTTCCTGTCGATGCCGCTGTGTTTTCGTACGTTATCTGATAGCTATTTGTAGAATCTGGAGTAGACTTGTCGCCGTTCCAAACCCAAACATTTAGCGTGTATTTATCGCAGGTTGTTACACCATACACGAGAGGTGTATCTATATAGTACGGACTTAATGCTCTTATCATTATGTTATTGTTACGTTATTACTTTTTATGTTCATTCCGTCGATTAGGTCTAAAGCAAAAGCCTCTCCTATATCGTCGCCTAATCTTAGTATCTCGTTATCCAAAGCGTCGGTAAAGAAATGCGTCGTCTCGATACCTGTGTGAAATACGCTATTTGCTATAGCATACAGCAAGCTCTTGCGTTTCATAAACTTTCCCTTTGCATCTCTTGGCGCTATACCCTTGCGGATAGTCCAACCATTGAAAGCCATAAAGGGGGGTTTCTTTGTTTTATACTTAAACTTTCTATTTGTTACCTTTTTTAGTTTCCAAGCTTTCCCGTCCGCCTTAGTTCCTCCCTTTCCTTTAACCCCTGCGTCTACAAATTCCCAGTAATCCGCTAGAGTAAACTCGATGCCTTTGCCCTTGAGTTTATACTTCAAAGACTTATCTAGCTCTCCGCCGCCTTTCTTTTTTTTCTTTAGATTGGCTCTTGCTTGAGTTACTACATTACTCCCTAGCTTGTCAAATATTTTCTTTAAGTTATCCAAAAGCAGAGGTTTGTTTCTGAGATAGGCATTTCAACATCGAAAGACATATCCCATCCGTCTAGTAAATTTTTATCCGAGTACGTTATCTGTTGCAAGGTAGGACTATCTGACGCCGTTATATTATTAGTTGCAAAGTCTCTGTTCATTTTTACCCAGAGCGCATTTAAACACGTTAGCGTCGAGTTAAAGTTATCTGTCGAGTTATCGTTTAGATAAAATTTGTCGTTTACATTCTCTTTGTTAATCTCTCTTATATCTAGGCATTGTATATTTAGACTAAACGAGATTGTCGCCGTAGAGGTAAAAGTCGCCTCTGTTATATCTATATTAAAAAGCGGAAATAAGTTTCCTTTGTTGAGGTCTATATCCTCTCCCATCGTTATGGTTTTAACATACTCGTCCTGCTCCGCTAGAGCTTTTATATATCTTAGTAGTGTACTGTATGCGTTCATTATAATTGTGTTACGTTTGGTTTTCTTAGTTGTGCCTCCATTTTCTGCCTGTCTAATTTATGAGCGAGGAACGTGTGAAACTCGTGGACCTTTGTCGCTAGTACTTTGTCAATTTTCAGTATATCGCTATTCGCTAACATATCAATACTCACGTACCAATTCCATTTTTTAAAATAGCTTGAGGCTTGTTTCTCTCCTCCAGAGCTTTCGTAGATTTCTGGATAGCCTCCTTTAATTCTCTCGATAAACTCCAAAAAAAAACCAGAGCGCCGTTTACTACATTCATAGGGCAGGCTCTCATGACCTCGTCATTCTCTTTATTATGGTTATAGGGCAGTATCTCATAGTTACCGAAAGAGTCCTCCTCTGTAATCCTGCGAAATAGTATAGCCATTATTTTGTGCATATCCTCGAGCTGCATTCCTATAGTGCTGAGGTCTACATACTCCGCCGTCGTTATCTCGTCTAGGTTTGGGATAAAGCCGTACTCTACTCCGTCAAGCATAAAGCGCTGTTCAAATTCTACCTGTTGCTCACAGGCTGCAATTATCTGAGCCATTAAACCCTCGTAGTCTTTGTGTACTAATTTTTTAACGTCTTGCTTTTTGATTCCTGTAAACAGAGATATAACTCTCTCAACCATTCCTTGCTCCGTTAGAGTATCCTCTCTTGCTCTCAATGCCTCAAACTTGACGTATTGGTCTAGAGTAATATCTGCGATGTTTTCGGGTACTAAAATGTTAATAGTCTCTGTCATATAATAAAAACAATTTTGTAGGTTTAATGTTATTTACCTTATCTCTACCTTTCCACGATTCGCAAGCAAATGAGAAACTCCGTACCTCAGCGCATCGAGACTATGATTGTACAAATCACAAAATAAATTTGCGCCCTTATCTGAATAGATATAGTTGTTTAATTCCTTTGCCATATTGTTAGAGTCTGGATGCACGACAAGCTCGTAGTCTTGAATCAATGCCACACCTGCCGCGATACTCCCTGCGCCTTTTTTAGCGCCTCTAATATTAAGACCTAGTTTTTGCATCTCTGCGATAGTTCCTGCGCTTGCGCTGTCTCCTATGATTAGATTGCGCCCTGCTCTCTGTCTATTTATTGCGTATATTTCGGAGATGGTTAACTTCGATTTATATAGCTCCTCCTTTGCGTAGATTATTTTGTTCTTTTTATCTATGGCAATTTTTACTAAGGTTGTCGGGTCTGTAAAGCCGTAATCCTGTCCAAAGATAACCTGTAAGCCGTCGGGGTTAAACTCTCCGAATCTCCAGTTAGTATAAACAACTCCCTCCGCTTTTGATAGCCAAGAGCCTAGTACGACGTGATTGTATTTGATTGGATTGCTTACTTTCATATCCTCGAAATAGTCTAGTATCTCATCGGGTACAAACTCTAGACAATCGAGGTAGGAGGTATGTATATAACAGACGTTATCTTTGACTCCATTAAATCCCTCTTGCACGCCTCTACTCTCGTAGTACTTCATATAGATAAAATGCTCCTTACTCGTAGGGTTTAAAATCAATACCTTAATATTTCTGTTTGGATTGCTCGCGTCGTTACCTCTAATCGATAGCACTATCTTATCGTAGATTGCTTCGTCTTGCATTTCCTCCGCCTCGTCAAGTATGAGCATCGAGAAATCTTTTAATCCCTTGAGGTTTGCAGTCTGGACTCCCGAGCCTGCCTTTAATCCTTTAAAGACTATTTTGCTCTTATTGAATTTTGATACAATCCTATTTTGTTGCGACTCGAAAGAATCCTCCAGATTCATGATTTCGATTTTCTCCTCTACCTCTGCAAAGATGGAATCCTTCAGAGAGGCGTTTGTATACCTTGAATATAAAATTCGATGCCCATACTTCGTACAACTATTTAAAGCGCTTAGAGACGTTGCAAATGACTTCTGAGAGAATCTTCCGCCTGTTATGATAAACGTATCCACTCCGTCGGGTATATCGAACAATGGCGCAAATTTTTCGCTGAGGTTTATATTACTCATCCTCTGGGGTTACGTCAATAGCTGAGGTAAAAGAAATAGTCGGAATGTTTACGCTGTTGCCCTCTGATGTTATATCCACGCTTTGCATAGGTTTACCGACTGTATACTCTAGGTAGAGCTTGGCGCTCTGGACGTCTCCAGACATCGCGCTTGCCTCTAAAGTTTGAAAGACAGCTATAAAGTTCTCTTGAGAGGTTGCCTCCGTTATAAGCTGCTTAAATTGATTCTTGCGTCTGTCTATTCCTTTCGTCTTTGTAGACCAACCGACGTTGCCTGCTCCTTTTGTCATATTATTAATAGGCGTTAACTATTAGTATTAACCCTATTATTAAAACAAATTATTATTGTTATTGTTATTATATAAAAAAACCCCACCGATTAAGGCAGGGCTAACAAAACTAAACAAAACTAAACAAAATTAACTAACGTCTACGAGTCCGTCTCTGTAGTGATTTACAACTACGCCCGTTTTTAATGTGATTGTCTTATATGGTACTATTGAATTTTTTACTAGAAATTTATGTATTAATTTTCTCATAATTTAAAAGTCTAGGGTTTTTTTTAATTCCTTTGCAGCTTGTAAGCCTGCTTTAAATTCGTGCCTCGAATGCGCGCCTATAATTGTAATTAAAATATGCTGCTGCTTAGAGTTTAAATCTAGGTCTTTGTCGAATAATCTATTAAGTGCTGTTTTTAATTCCATAGGGTTTTTGTTATTTGGGGAGTAGTTAGCTCCCCTTTGGTTGTTATGCTAGTTCTTTTACGTTAACCATATAAGGCTTACCTGTTAATTTATTAAAGAATACTACGTCGCTAACAAATCTGTTAACTCTATCTTCTCTAATTACTTTTGAAAATTTATTACCTTGAGATAGTATCGTTACTTTTACTTTTTTTAAGTTTCTGTCTGAAATTTTAACGTAGCTCATAATTTTTGTGTTTAGTTGTTTTTGTTTGATACAAATATACAAACCTTTATTTGTTTACACCAAATAAAAAACAACATTTCTCAAAAATAATTTATAACTATCTAATCCTCAACGTTTAAAACCTCAAATATTAATTGACAGGATTCGTACTCCTCGATATATTCAAAGTAAAGCAGGGCGTCTCTGGAGAGAATCTGCTCGTCGTCGTCACATAGCGGCTCAAAATGATACTTGTCGTATTCGTTATAAATAAACGTACATACATACTGTATAGACTCGTCTAGCAAATACTCGACCATAGACCTATAAAATAAATCGTGCGCGTCTGTATAGTTTTGATTTGTAGCCTCCTCAAAAAATTCGTGAGGATTGTCAAATATTACGGGTATGCTCATTTAAAAAAGTTGTGTATAAACGCAGTCGTGTATAAAGTTGTAATCCTCGTTTAAGGTATCTATTTGCTCGTCTGTCATTGCTTTGCCCTCGTAGTCCGCTGAGACTATAAAAGCGTCGCAAAAGTCTGGATAGTCGTTTGTATCTATTCCGTCTACTTCGATGTTATCTATTAGGTCGTAATTCATAATCCTGTGGTTTGTGCCTCGTCTACGTCTTTAATTTCGTTAGACGATAAAGCGGTTACTATTGCTTCTTGATTGTGCGCGATGTTTTTAACTAGGGAGTGAAGATTTGTAAGCCTTGTTTCTAGCTCGGATACCCGTTTCCTCAAAATCTGCTTGGATAGCGGTTTGCTTTGTTTCTCTAATCTTGGAGTTTTCTCGCTCATAACTTTGTTGCTTTTTAATTGTAGCGCGTTCCATATTTAAGAAAGCGCTCATTTGGTTATTAATAAAAAATTGTACTCTTTCTTTTGGTATGCCGTTGAAATACTTATCGAAATCGGGCAGGTTATTTTTAAGCTCTTTTATCTCTGCGTGTAATTTTATGTTAACATTTACTAAAGTCTTAATCTTATCCTTTGCCTCGTCTAAAGATATATGCTCCTCGTCTATAGCCTCCTTGGATTTTGTAGGCTGTAGAATCAAAGCAAGAGCTTGATAGCTTTGTTTAAAAAAATCGCTGTATTTGTAATGTACTTCGAAACTTTTTAAAGCGTGTAATACTGAAGAGTGATGGTGTCCTGTGCTTTGTCCTATCTCTGCAAATGGTTTGCCCGTTAGCTCTCTAGCAAAATGAAAGTATAGGCAGCGAGCCACTACATACTCTCTCTGTCTTGTATTCTTATCTATTTTTAAGTCGGTTACTTTCTCGACTGCTTTTTTTATCGTGTCTAACATAATTGTTCTTTAAATTTTTTAAACTCCTCTAGGCTACGAATAACTATATATGTGAATCCTTGAGACTCTAGTAATTCCTGCCATAGTATCTGGTCTTTGCTTTGCTTTCCTTTAGCGTTTTTTAGCTCAATCATAATGGCGTGGCTATTGTAATAATAAACCATATCCGCGCGCCCTTTGATTAATCCGAGCGCTTTGTTTCTGTTGCCGTCTATTTTGTTAGCGGAGTTGTTTAGGTTATAGCAAAGCAAACCTCTCTCTTTGGGGTAGTTATTCCAATGCCATTGAAATATCTGTGATTGTATTTTAACCTCGCTAATCATTATAATCAAATATGTAGTAAAAGCTATCTAGGTCTATACCTAAGAACATTTGCATATATGACATTGTACCGAATGAAAGTTGATATACATTATCCGTTGCGGTTAATGAATCAATAATTATTTGAGCGGTGTCTGGGTGTTCTAGAGTCACAAGGTCAAGCTTTGTTTTTAATTCGGGGTCTAATCTTTGTAGTAAGTTTTTCATTTTGTTTGTTTTAAAAATGGGGAGTTGCCTCCCCGTTGTTTTTTATATCTCTTTTACCATATAAGGCGTTCCTGTAAGATTGTTAAAAAGAATATAGTCGCTTATATATCTATTACGTCTGTCTTCTCTTACTTGAGCGGTATGTAAACCTAATTTTCTACTAATGATTTTTACCTCAACTTGTTTTAAATTTCTGTCTGCGATTTTAATGTAAGCCATAATGTTTTGTTTTTGTTTTTGTAAAGGTACAAATCTTTTTAACTTATAAACAACCTTTTTAACTAAAAACTTTAAATCTTTTTTTATTCACATACTCAAAACTCTTTTTATACCCCACCGCCTCTAGGAAATCTCTAGCGTCCTCTCGGCAAGTTTTACGATGCAATACCCACGCCGCAGTTATATATTTATCCTTTACTGCCTGCGCTAGCTCTTTGTTTGACATATCGCTATAGTTTTTGATTACATCGTTTCTAATTAGCTCAAGTCTAGCAATCTCTGCCTCTTTTTTATTTATGAATTTATGAGAGCAATAAGGACATACCTTTGTAGAGGCTAATAATATCGCCTTACATTTAGGGCAATCTTTTACGGGCGCAGGCTGCTCTCTTGTAAGTTTCTTTTTTAGACTCCAGTCTCTAGGATTCTCCCAATGCCCTAGCCGTTTGATGTTATTGCCAAAGTCTAGGATATTAAAGGTCTTTAGTTTGTCGGTAGTCCTTGAGCCTCGTCCGCACATTTGCAGAAACAAAGGGAGCGAGGTTGTAGCTCTGTATAGTATTATAGTCTCGATGTCGGGTTGGTCAAATCCTGCGTTTAAAATACCGCAGTTACAGATAATTGCTTTCGGGGTTTCGTTGTACCATTGTAGTATCGCCTCTCGCTCATTCTTAGGGGTGTTTCCGTCGATATGTTTTGCCTCGTATCCTCTTGCATTAAATTGAGCGCATACAACCTTAGAGCTTCTTACATTCGATGCGAACAATAAGGTCTTTGTATTCTCTGTAATACGTACCCAGTTATCTACGACTCCGATATATGTTTTGTTATCCTCGTAATAGCTTGCGGTATCGTAATCCGCTCCTGTGCGCTTTAATCCTTTGGTATCTATTGGCACGCCGTAGCTATTTGCAGAGGATAGGAAACCCATTTTAATAAGTTCGGGAGTATCTATTCTTTGTACTATAGCAGTATAAAACTCGTCGAGAGATACGGCAGCCTTTCCCTTTCGCTCTGGTGTAGCCGTTGCTCCTATTACATAAGCAAGGGGGTTAATCAAAGGGAGTAGTTTGGTAAAGATATTCAAGTGAGCCTCGTCGATTACTATTAGAGTTTTTGACGCTATAAAATCGGTATAGGTTTCTTTGCGTCTGTCTATTGTTTCGACCATTCCAACGTGGAGTTTTGCCTCTAGGTCTGGCTTTGAGCCGCTCGTTATATATTCGGGAGTGAGTCCAAACTTCTCGAAAGAGCTACCTGCTTGTTTTAGTAGCTCGCTCCTATGAGTTAATACTAGGACGTTCCCTCCGCGTTTTAAATGCTCCGATATTAAGTAGGTAAACATAATCGTTTTACCTGCTCCCGTAGGAGCGCAAAGTATAACCCTGCGGTTTCTCTTAAATGAGTTACGCAAGGATTTAATTATTTCGTCTTGGTATGGGCGGAGTTTAATCATTGCAAAATGTGTTTATTATTAATAACCCCTTTCGATAATAGTATCCGCTTGTTTGCTGCGGTTGTCTTGCCACGCAATGAGACCGCCAAGTCTTGAGATTTCTTTTTGAGCCTCTGCAATTCTTTGCTGCTCGTCTGAGCTTTCTCGTATTGCCTTATAACCTTTTTTAATTCTTTTTTGGATAGCCTCAAGCTCTGCTCTAACTCCCTCGTTTCGTTTCTCAGTTTCTCGTATTGCGTTGCGAGTTCTCTCGATTTCAATAGTCGGCTGTTGTAGCTTGTCGATAGCTTGCTCTGAAGCTGTAAACTTTGCTGTAATATCTCCGCTATCATTCATTGAGTGTATAGGTTATGTTACACTTGCAGTAATTAGGCTCTACAGATTGCAGCTTTTGGATATACAAAGCGGCATCCATTAACTCCTCCTTTAAGTGTTGTAAAAAATCGTCTTTGTTGTTATCCTCCAGAGTAGTATTATATTTTTTTATCCCTGCCTCCGAGCGTGCGTCAAACTCCGCTTTTAAATCCTCTAGTATTTTGTCTTTCATATTAAAATAATTTTATTTGTTTCATATCTTTTTCTTCAACATTTAACATAGTTTCAAAAATAGTTTTTCCTACTTCATAGTCCACTAGGTTTCTTGCTATCTTGTCTTTTCTTTGTTTTCCCTTATATTGGTAGAAATCGTATTGATGAAAATCACATAATTTTTTTACTTCATTAGTAGTTTTACATAATGTTCCCTCTATTTTTCTTGAACCTAAATTTTTAGGGATTTCAAAATTAGTCCAATATAAATGTCTTCCTCTTTTTTGAGCAGGTATTAAAGGGGTGTAATAAGGATTAACATTTTCTATACAATATTTTCCGTCAAAGAAATTTTCAAGAAATAGTATTTCTTCGTATAATTTCATATTAGGGTATTTATGTATAAATGTACTTCTGTTTTTTTGAGTAACTCTTATTTTAGAATGAGTAGGACAAGGCGGACTGCTCCAAATAAAATCAAACTCTTTAAAGTGTTCTAATAAGTATTGATGTGCATCTGCTATGATTACAGTATCATTAGGGAATCTCTCTTGATATAATCTAGCTAGTTCAGGGTCTAACTCAACAGCCGTAACTTCTATATCTTCTTTAACTTCGTTCCACTTGTATCGGTTGCCACCTAGACAAGCATATAAATTTAATATTTTCATAATCTAAAAAGTAAAGGAGGAGCGCTAACTCCCCCTATGGTTATTAAAATGGCAAATCGTCGCTTGCCTCTTCTTGAGCTGCCTCTGGAGTTTCCCCTGTTGCCTCTGCCTTGAATATCTTCCAAGATTGTAGGCTAGTGTAATACTTTCCTTTGTACTCGTTTGTTTGTACGTTAAAGTTTACGTCTACCTCTTGCCCGATTTTATTGTATTTCAAAAACTGCTCTACTTTCTCGTCTCCGAATACATCAAAGCAATAGAGGTTGTTATAGTCCTCTGTAGTCTCTAAAATAAAAGATAGCTTTTGCCAATCTTTGCCTGCTGCGGACGTTCCTTTTTGCGTTCCTAGTACTTTTGTAATCTTTCCTGTTACTTTCATAGTTATTATATTTGGTTATCGATTTTTTCTATTAGATGGCGGAGGTCTGAGCGTTCAAACTCGCCTAGTTTTATCTTATTAATTGTTAAATAATAATAGTCTTTCTTGCTTTCTGTTATTTCTATATCCATTATTTTGGTTTAAAGTTAATACTTATTTTTATATATAAAAAATTTAATCCTTATATTTCTCTAAATTCATTTTTACAAGGATAGGCGTCTCTCCTGCGTTTAAAACTACTCCGCACCCTATAGCGTTCTTTTTACCTCCTGCGGCGTAAGCAAAGGCGTATTGCGAGTCGTCAATACCACAGCCGACAGCCATAGCAAAAATCGCTCTAGTCTTTCCAAACATATAATCTATATAGAAATCTGTATGAAAATGCCCTGTAACTGTGGAGACCATATCCCTACGAGCTGCCGTCCTTGCTTTAGAGCTTTTATGCCCATGTACATAACGCACGCCGTCGATATATGTATCCGTTACCCATTGCCAGCTAGGGGTTTTTAAAACGTCGTTAAACTCTTTTATCCAAACTTTAGGCACTCCACTATCGAAAGCCTTGCGCATTATTATAGCGTCGTGATTACCTATACAAATCTCAGCGTCTGGAAATGCCTCATACCAATCTTTAACTCTCTCTACGCAAAGGTCTAGCTCTGCGCCTCCTCCTAGTCCGTCGGGGTCTGTAGTATGAAAACTTGACCAATGAGAATCTATTATATCTCCAATAAAAACGACTCTATTACATTGATACTCTTTGTATGTATCCTTACAAAATTGCAAATAGTCTTTGCGCTCAAAGGGGAGATGTACGTCTCCAATTACTAAAACTCTACTAGACTCTGCTTTCGCTCTCATCTCTAAAAGATTAGCCTCTTCTTTCTCTGTTAACCTATAGCGGTTTGATTCGTTTTTCATAGTTTTTAAAATTCGTTTGGTTCGTCTTTAGTTGCTCTTGTAGCGAAGTATATTCCTATTACAAGTATTGCTATTCCTATTATTGACTTCATAATTTATTTATTTTAGTAGGTGTTGTTCGGTATTTGTCAATTAAAATGTTTGGTTTACTCTCATCATAATTTCTCGTTATTAAATTTAGTTATATATCTCTGCGTTGTTCTTATAGATTTGCCTAGCATATCGGCAATATCTTTTTGAGAGGCGTCGGGGTTTTTTGTATAGATACTTTTAAAATTAGTATAGGCGTCTTTTTTATTATCGAAACTGCTTTTTATTTTAGTACGCTCTGCGCTCTCTATTTTTATTTTATTAGCCATATCTATAAAATAATGCGCTAACTTTTCAGCTTTTAAAATACTAGACTTACATACTTCGTCTTTGTGTATCTCAGTATTTTTTTGAGACTCTAGCGTATTAATAAGTAAAGAAAATCTAGCGACGTAGGCTTTCATTTTAGGGAGCATTGACTTATTTGCCTCTGCTATATCCTCCGACTTTTGCATCGCTGTTATTTCCTTGTGTATTCTTTTGTATTCTATTTTAGCCTCTGGAGTAAACTCTGCGGTTACTGCCTCGACTACGTTACTCTCGTTTATTTTTAGATTTCTTTTTGTAGACTCGTAAAATTTAATGATAAAATTTTCGTACCAATCTAGTAAATCCTGTGTAATCTCCTCGTCTACGTAGTCCTCTACCTCAAGCTCTGGATAACTGAATAACATACGGTCAATAAATCCGTTGCTTTTGTTCTCCTCTGTTTGGAATCCGTCTAATATACTCGGCTGTATACCGCCCATAATTGGTAAAAAAGCACGCTCTACAAAGCTACTCTTTGCGGTCTTTCTGTTTAGGTTAATCTCTCCACCACTCCAAGACGAAAGCCAATGCTCCATATCTCCGCCCTCGCGGTATTTATTCATATCCTTAAAGAATCCTGCTAGCTCGTCTTTTAATACTCCTATGCCGTTTGTGTTTTCGTTGTGTAATTCTACCAACGCCTCAAGAGTTACGTCGTTAACTAAAAATTGCGTTTTCTTTGGCTTATAAACTGGCTCTGTCAAGGCTTTATCCTTTGCCTCCATATTGTTAAATTCCTCGAATTTAGCCTCCGCTACAATATACTTTTTTATCTCTGTGCTGTTTGCTTTATCTAAAGGGAACGTAATACCTTTAATAGACGGCGTCTTTCCTACTCCTGCCTTTCCTACTAAAGAGAGCCAAATACTAGGCGTTTCTTTCCAGCCGTTTTTTATTTTTATCTGTTGTGAGTTACCTACTATAATAGAGGTTAAAAATAATAAGCTACAACCCATATAATCAATAGACTGTTTTAATGTGCGATGCCTTTCGAGTATGTAATGCTGTAATTCAAGCGGAAATATCTCTAGGGGAAACTCTGTATTTACACAAACCTCTTTATCATCTATGATAGCTTTTAAAGGCGCATCTATTGCGATACGCTCTCCATATCCTTGAGAGTATAATTCCTTAGCAGCAAGGCTCGCATCGCCGTTGTGGATATAATGAGCGTA